CTCCAGCGGCGACCCGAGCTTTTTCTCCGACGGGGCTTTTTCCCGCCAGATTGGCTACGGTGCATGGCCGCTACTGCTTGAAGGGCATAAAACCCCTCTTTCAGCGGTGAGTCGGCTAAGCCTCGAACCCACCCGGTCTTTTCCGGGGAATCCGTAAGCCTTTCCAACTCGTCCTTGACCCATTCAACCATGTCTCCAACAAGGAGCTGGTCGTCGATGTCGAAGTGGTCGAAATAGTTGTTCTCGTCGAGCCACTCAATTGTGAGCAACTCCAAGAAACCAGCCATGTCGACAAGGACATCTCGGAGAGTCAAGTCTCCTTTCTTTTCTCCTGCCACTAGTAAAACTCCTTTCGGCTTGAGAACGGCAGGGACTGAATGCCCCTGCTCACACTGTTATCGTTGCGAGCGGGCCTGAACTTGAATACCCGCGCATGAAAAAGGGCGTTGTGCCGGATTTCTCCAACACAACGCCCTCTTGGGGTCACTCTGGGGAAGGAATGTCGTCAGGAAGCAGTATGTCCTGCTTTTGCAGGGCGTGCCGGTATTCTTCCTCGTCGATGACCCCTTCTTTCCAGAGATCCGCGATTTTGGAGGCTGTTGTTACCGCCTCCGCGCCAGTCCGATAAGGCCCCAGTGCGTCCAACAGCTCCGGGTTGAGGTCCAACTGCGTCGGTCCGCCATCGTCGTAGCGGTCGGTTCTTTCGAACACGATTCCGTCTTCGAGGAGGACTCGATGCGTGTGGATCACCAATGTCCTGTCTGGCAGGACAATCAGCATACTCCCCGGCAGCAGCAGCTCGATCTGCTTTTTGAGCAGGTCGATTGTCTGCGGCCTTACATGGAACGCATCAGGGTTCTTGATCTCGTCTCTCATCACAACCTCTCTTCTTGGCTTGACGGCAGGGAATCCACCGCCTTCTGTACTGTTATCGTCACGAGAACGCCTCAACTTGAGAGGATAGACACGAAAAAAGGCCCACACAGCAGATTGTCTCTGCCATGTGGGCCTTGCGTGCCCCTCAGAGGCCCGTATCAGGCCTGTGAGGCGTTCGCATCCTCGGGTGCGGGCTTTTCCTCAACAACCTCTCTCGAGGGCAGGTCCCGCATTCCCTCGATGATTGTCTTTTGAACATCGATGTGATATTCACGCTCCTGCTTCAGTGCCTCGGTTGCCTCGTTGTAGGCGGCAATCCGCAGGTTCTGTTCAAAGAACGCCTCGATCAGCCCGTTGAGATCAGAGTCCGTGTGCTTGTTTCCCCACCCGATTGTCCTTTTGGCAAGGATTTCGGATGTGAAGTACGCTCCGTCCCACTGCACACAGCCGTCTTGGGGCGAGTGTGTCACATTCAGGGGCATGTCGAGATCGTCAGACGTGCCGGTGATTTCCAGCACGACCAAGTGTCTGCGTCCCATTCTTCTCTCCTTCAAGAGTACGAGGCGACGGTCTGCCGCCTCTTCACACTGTTATCGTGCCTGAACGCACCCAACTTGAGTCAGCGCACGAAAAAACCCCCGAACTGTGCAGTTCAGGGGTCTTCTCTGGTGTCATCCGCCGAATTTTGACATCGGCTGATGCACACCGTTTCCTCGGGATTGTTCCTGCCCGTTTCTACGCCATCCACCTTGGTGGTGCACGCCGCTTTGCTGATATTGCTCCTCAAGCTTAGACTTCAGGTCGCGAATCTCAGACTTCAGGTTATCACAATGCCGATTCTTGTCGTTTAGCTTGTTGACGGCATCCCTTGCCTTGCCCTCGGCTGCCCTCAGAGCCTTGGTGGCCTTTTCAGACGCCTCGTCGGCGTTCGCTTTTGCCACCGATTGCTCCGATTGCACCGCTGACTTGACCTGAGCTTCTCGGGATGGCTTTGTCACCGCGTACGCCCAATCCAAGCACTTTCGTTTCACCTCGGAAACAATGTACGCGACAACCAAGTAGCATCCCAAAAAGGCACAAACCATCAACGCGCCTTGCAACTGTCCCATGTCCATTTGAATTCCTTTCGATTGGAGTAATGTTCTGGACACACTGTTATCGTCCCCAAGAGGAGCCAACTTGAATAGACTGAGATAAAAACAGACTTCAGAGTGTGTTTTCCCCGCACGTTTACGCATTGATGTAGACAGACAGGCTAACCAGATGTACGCTGGGCTGGGCGGACGGGACATTTCCCCCCCAGAGATTGAATCGCACCACGCACAGAGGGAGAACAGGCAGGAGGACAGGGAGCTAACTCCTCCTCAACTGCACACCACCCGCACCCACACCCGCAAGATAGACAGCTAGTCCTCGAAAAACGAACCGACCCCCCGCCCGTTCGGCAGCCGCGTAGTTCTCTTATCCCTTGCACGCAGCTACGCCAAAAAGGAACCGGACCCCCCGGTCGGTTACAGTTGGCCGGAGTCCCTTCCCAAAAATATTACGGGATGCAACATGCGTTTGGTCCGTCGTCTGCTGATGGCGTTGTCTGGGATTGCGGTCATGTCGTGCGTGGCTGTTGCCTTGATCTCTTGCGCGGTGATATGTTCGTACGGTAACGGGACGTTTATCTTGAGCGCGTTGGTTGTTGTCAATTCCGCACTGACTGCCGGTTGCGTTGTTTGGTGTACGCATTGTGAGCATGTAGCGCGTCGAGAGGACATTCTCGACTCCATCCACCACCTTCCAAGGAAGCGGAAAGATGAAGCTCTTCGCACTCGCAATCGCGGCGTTGCTACTGACAAGCCCGGCTCCGGCGGCTGAGCCCGAGGTTGTCCCTCACCTCCAGAACATCTCCGTCACGATCAAGTCGAACTTCTCGACGGGCAGCGGGGTCATCTTCAAGCGGGAGAAGCACAGCTTTGTTTGGACGGCTGCCCACGTCATTGCCGGTCTTCGGAAAGAGCGGACTGCCGTCGACCCCAAGACGGGTGTGAAGCGTACGATTGTCGAGTTCGACGATGCCAAGGTCATCAAGACGTTGATCGAGGACGGCAGGACGGTTGGAAGGTACGAGTTGGACGCGGAGGTCATCAAGTACTCTCACGCCGACACGGGAGAGGATCTGGCCCTTCTGCGAGTTCGGGCCAAGGGCCAATTCTCCTCGGGGACGAAGTTCTACAAGGCTGACAAGCCTCCCAAGCTCGGTACGAAGCTCTACCACGTCGGCTCCCTGCTCGGGGAAATGGGAAGCAACAGCTTGACGGACGGAATCGTGTCTCAGAGAGGTCGCCTTATCAACAAGACGATCTACGACCAAACAAACGCCACCTCGTTCCCCGGAAGCTCCGGAGGCGGCATCTACGACGCTGCAACCGGCCTGTACGTCGGGATGTTGGTTCGGGGGGCCGGAGAGGGCTTCTCGCTGTACGTTCCGGTTCGCCGGATGCGAAACTGGGCAAGACGAGTCAAGGTGGACTGGGCTATGGACGAGACCGTCAAGATGCCCGGTTCCGAGCCTTGGAAGAATCTGCCAATCGAGGACTTGAAGTGAGCGACGCCAACGACTTTGCATCCACCCTGAAGCGGGAAGGCCGTTTCAAGGAGTTCAAGAGACGAAGGCTTGAGCTGGAGTCGACGGGGCTCTCCAAGTCAGAGTCGTATGTGATCGCGACATCGGAGTTTGGCTCCGCCTCCTCCGCCGCTTCCCCGGCAGTTCCTCCCTCCGGCCCGGAAGCCGGAGGGGGCGAGCCTTCCGATGTGTCCGTGGATGTCTTCAAGGGGAAGTCGTCCACCCTGAGAGAGGATTACCAGTGGGTTTACGAGAACATCGCTCACCCGAGTGCCGGTGCGGAAGACGCTCCGTCCTGTGGTGCTTGGGGTCTGCTCCAGTTCGCCCGCAGCGACCCCAAGAGCTTCTACGTCGAGTGGATGCGGATGGTTGGTCGACAGCAGGACGAAGACAAGGTTCTCAGGGAGTACGCAGAAGATGCCGCCCGCTCCGCTACTGAAATCGCAAAAATGCTCGCAAAGTCTTCCCTTGTACAGCCAGATCCCGAAGACGGTTTCGGAGAACCTGAGCTTCAGGAAGAACTTGCTGGAGGCCACGGGTAGCGACCCGGAACTGCGGAAGACCGTGTGGCAGGCCTGCGCTGCCGACATCCTCTACTTCGTCAACGCCTTCTGCTGGACCTACGATCCCAGAAAGCCAAACCCCAAGATCCCGTTCATCACCTACGGGTTCCAAGACAACGCTCTTCTTTGCCTCGAAGAATCACTTCCTCACCTCGAAGAAGACGGCTCTTCCTTCAAGGGCAGAGACATCCTCATCGAGAAGAGCCGGGACATGGGCGCGAGCTGGATGTGCCTCACCCTGTTCTTCTGGGGCTGGATGTTCCGCCCGATGCAGAGCTACCTGATGGTGTCTCGGAAGGAGTCCTTGGTGGACGGCTCGGGAGACTCACTCTTCGGTCACATAGACTTTCTCCTCAAGGGAACCCCGGCGTGGATGAGACCCGCACTGACTCGAAACAAGCTCAAGCTCATCAACTTGGACAATGGCTCGAAGATCGAAGGCGAGTCCACCAACGACAACATCGGGCGTGGCGGAAGAAGGGGTGCAATGCTGATCGACGAGTTCGCTGCTTTCGATGGGGGAGGATGGGACACGCTCTCGGCTACCGCAGACACTTCAAACTGTCGAATCTTCAACAGCACCCCATGCGGCACTGCAAACGCCTTCTTCGCTCAAAGAGAGAAGGGAACCCCTAGGCTCAGGCTGCACTGGCCGCTTCACCCCGAGAAAGGGGCGGGCCTGTACGAGGACGAGAAAGGGAAGCCCCGATCACCTTGGTACGACGGGGAGTGTGTCAGGCGAGCCCACCCCGTCGAGATAGCTACCCAGCTCGACATCGATTACCTCGGCAGTAACTACCCCTTCTTCCCGCCGGACATCCTCGAGCAGTTGGTGTCCGACTTTGGGCTGAACCCGAAACATGTCGGAACGATGTTTGCCGATACGAACGGAGACGGGGTGTACACCGAGGATGACAGTGGGAACCTGCTGGTGTGGTGTGATCTGGATGAGGGCGGAAGCCCTCCCGCCGACCGGGACTATGTTGTGGGGTGCGACATCTCTCAGGGAACCGGGGCCTCTGATTCAGCTATCTGCGTCGGGGACCGCATGTCCGGGGAGAAGGTCGCCGAACTCTGCACAAACCAGCTCTCGGCCAACAGGTTCGCCGAGTTGGCTGTTGCCGTCTGCCGGATGTTCTCTGGTCCGGGCGGGAGGCCTGCCCACCTGATCTGGGAAGCGACCGGTCCGGGCCGCACGTTCGGCAAGACAGTCATCGACGACCTGCGTTTCGGCAACGTGTATTACATGACGGACGACAGGAGCCTGAGGAAGCGTCAGACCGACAAGCCGGGGTGGTTCTCGACCGGGGATGGAAAGAAGGATCTCCTGAACGACTACCGGAACGCGCTGGTCACAAAGAAGTTCATCAACCCCTCCTCGAGAGCCTTGAGGCAGGCAGCCGAGTTTGTCTATCTCTCCAACGGTCGCATCGAGCACGGGGGTTCAACGAACTCGATTGACCCAAGCGACCGGGGAGATAATCATGGCGATATTGTTATCGCAGACGCGCTCTGCTCCAAGCTTCTCCACAGGAGCATCCAGAAGCCGAAACGAGAGGTTCAGGGTCCGCCCCTGATGTCCTTGGCGTGGAGACGCCGCAACCGCAAGGAGGAGGAACGTGAGTACATCGAAAGTTGGTAATCTGGTCGGGAGCAAGACTCCCGAGGAGAAGGTCTTGATCGATCTGCTTACCTCTGAAGTCGCCGTGTTCCGCTTTCACCATAACTTCCGGAAGGTGTGGCAACCCGACTTCATGGGCGAGGAAGAGACCGAGCATTTCCAGAACTATCACGGCCCCACCGAACGGGACGATATCTGATGCCAAACCCATACGACCCCGCAGACTTGGCCCGCCTACGCAGGGCGATGGAAAACTCCCGCTTCCAGTTGGAGCCGTTTCGCAGGCGGCACAAGGAGGCGATGGAGCAGTATGTCGGTGTGTACTACTCGGACAACGGTGCGGAGAGACCGGTACACGTCAACCTGATGGAGATCGCGGTCAACATCTACGAGAGGCAGTTGATTGCGCGACCCCCGAGGGTGAACATCCTGACTCGCATGGGCAAGCTGAAGCCGACCGCTGCCAAGCTCGAGTCGGTGATGAACGCCCTGCTGGAAAACACCTCGATCCACCGGGAGATGGCCCGCGCGGTGAAATCCGCCCTGTTCTCGATTGGGATCGTGAAGATCGGTCGAAAGTACGTCGGCTCCTTCGAGGTGGATGGTGTTGAGATTGACAAGACGGTTCCTTTTGCCAAGCAGATCCTGTTGGACGACTGGGTGCATGACATGTCTGCCCTGTCGATGGAGGAGTGCTCCTTCATGGGCCACCGCTACCGCATGTCGTTGAGCGAGGCCCGCGAGAACCCCGACTTCGACAAGAAGGAGCGGGAACGCTTGCAGAAGATGGACGCATCCCTGTTCAACCCCGGCGGCGACGAGAGCATCTCCTCGATCTCCGCCCAGAGCAATTACCACGAAGACGAATACGACCCGAAGGTCGAGTTGTGGGAGATGTGGCTCCCCAAGAGCCGCCTGCTTGTGACACTTGGCCCAAATGAGGATGCCAAACAGCTCAGGGTCGTCGAGTGGGACGGTCCCGAGCAGGGGCCTTTCCACTTGCTGTTCTTCAACGAGGTAGACGGCAACTCGATGCCCTTGGCCCCGGCGATGTTGTGGCAGGGGCTGCACAGGATCGTCAACTCCATGTACCGCAAGCTGGAACGTCAGGCTTCACGCCAGAAGACTGTCGGGTTGGCTAGGGGCGTGGATACGGAGGACGCCGAAAGGCTCCGCATGGCCTCTGACGGGGAAGTTGTGCCGATCAACGGCGGACTGCCCATCGAAGAGGTCGCGATGGGTGGCATTGACCAGAACACGTTCGCTTTCATGCTCCAGTCCAAGGAGATGTTTTCTTGGCTGAGCGGGAACTTGGACGCTCTGGGCGGCCTTGGCCCGCAATCGGAGACGGTAGGTCAGGACAGGCTGATGTTCGCGTCGGCCAACCAAAGGATCTCCGGAATGCAGGACGCCGTGTCCCTGTTCGTCAGCCGGGTTCTGACTGACTGGGGGTTCTACCTGTGGCAGGAGCCGCTGGAGTCCTACCCGGCCTCCATCCAGCCTCCGGGCATGGAAGCGATCCAATCCGAGCTTACGGCTGAGGAGCGGAACAACGCTGCCTACTACGACATGATGCTGAACATCGAACCGTACTCGATGCAATTCAAATCTCCGGGCGAGCGTTTGCAGACGCTGAACGGAATTGTCAACGGGGTGCTGATGCCGTCCCTCCCCCTGCTCCAGCAGCAGGGAATGGGTCTGGACTTGGGGGCACTGATGTCCCTTTACAGCGAGTACGCGGATCTTCCGGAACTCGCGGACATCATCACCTACGTCAACCGTCCGGAATCTATCGGTGCTCCGCCATCGGAGGGGCCGGGCAAGCCCTCCGTAACCCACAGGACCAACGAGAGGGTCTCGAGGCCCGGTGCGACCCGTCAGGGTGCGGAGCAGGTATTGGTCAACCAGATGCTCGGCGGAAACTCGCAGCAGTCTGAGAAGGAAGGTGCTGCGAGGCAGATGTCGTAAGCCAACCGAGGTGTGTTCGTGAAGGTAAAGTACAAGGTCAACGGTGTCGAGTTGTCCCCCGAGGAGTTCTCAAATCGCAAGGGGGCGGGAATCGACTTTACAGAAAACGACCCTTCGTTTATCAATCGTGAGTGGGAAGGCCACTTCTGCGAGGGGTCTGCCGTACACCCAAAGGACATCAAGGCTGCCGAGGAGCACGCCAAGAAAAACGGTGTGCCGACGTATTTCGACAAGCATGGGAGGCCTCACTTCACCTCCATGCGTCACCAAGCAAACTACTTGGGCCTGATCGGAATGCACAACAAGGACGGGGTGCTGGGCTAGGCCCGGAAGGGATCTATCGTGATCGGTCTGAACA